TTTTCAACTTCTTTTTTTATTAGCGTAAGTTCTTTCATAATACAAGTGCGCCATCTTCAGCGTAATTATCGGATTTATAACCTGTTTCAATTCCTGTTTCTAAATACAGTTTCCAATCATTTAAAGCTGATTTATACGCTATTCTACCCTTCTCAATATCAGTATCATTTAAAGCATACACTTCAACATAATAAGGATAATTAGTTTCACAAGCTATAAATCTAAAGCTCTTTGGGTCAACACCTAAAACATCACAATAAAATGCCGCTTGTAGATGATAAGAGTATTTATATACATCATTTCTAAAAGCCCACTTTGAGGATTTTTGACAAGTCTTTACATCACTCACCCATAAATCTGTTTTTACATCAGGTCTGACTCTAACCTCAATATCATTAAAAGTTGTATAATGCGATAACTCTGGCTCACCTTTACAATAATATTTAGCAAGTTCGTTCTTGTTAAAATTTTCTAAAAGACCAGAGATTATCACTTTTTCGTCGTGTGTAATAATTTTTTTATTACCAGCTTTTACTGAAAGAGATTCTTTTAGTTCTCTGTTTTCTTTTTTTCTCATATCGCCAATAAAAGGGAGTTCAAAATAATCTTCAAAATATTTTTCCCTGCCTTCTATTAAAATTGTATGAACAGCCGTTCCAAGTTCCATTGATTTTGATGTAAATGGTTTTCTTTTTAAAAAATGATAAACGCTGTTTTGATATATATATTTTAAACCTGAAGCACTAATTGCTTTTGATTTGTGATAATCATCGTTGCTATCTTGTACTATTCTCATTTTGTTTTAATTTTTTCTTTAATTCTCTATTCTCACCTTTTAACATTTCTAGGTGATTCTTTGTTTCTAAATATGCTTTTTGTAAAGCCTCTATTTGTATTTGTTGAAATTCTTTTAGTTCCATACTATTAATTAAAAAGGGGGCAAAAAGCCCCCGTTAATTTAAAATGGTAAATCATCGTCTGCTTGTGAAACGCTTTGCGCCTCTTTTCTTTCAGCTTTGACTACTTTGCCATCTGTCCAAAAGATTTTGCCATTACCAACGTAATTTCTTGGCTTTTTAGCTTCTCTTTCTTCTTTTGTTTGTTCTTCATAAATACTTATGTTTTGACCATAAGGATTTGTAGTATCGCTAATAGATACAGTTAAATTTTTATAACTGCCATCAGCTTGTTTTAGACTTATTTGTCCTAATGCACTCATATTATTTAATATTAAATTTAGATTTTATTCCCTTTTGTTGTTCTAAAGTAACATCAAAGTTTAAAAGAACTTTTTGTGCTTGTTCTTTAGTTCCTTTCAATGTTGCTTGATATTGACTCTTTGACAATTTGTTTTTGCTTATAACTCTTGAAGCGGTATTGCCATCGTCATCTTCTGTATTTAGACCAAGAAGCCCGAATAAAGTATATCTTCTATAATAAGTTATAGTTGAACCTACTTTTTGTGGGTCATCATTTATTGGCAGCTCTAAATCAGAGTAAACATATTGACCTGTATCAACACAAGTTAATATGGTTAGCACCTTCCCATCTTTGGGAGGTTGTTTAATTACAATTCCATACTTCTTAAATAAGGGTTGTAATTGCTGCAAAGCAGAATTTATATCAGCATATTTAGATTTATAAAACGGATTCGTTGCATCTTTTAATATTGCACCTATTTCATTTTGAATCTTAAATATTTTGTTTTCTATACTTGCAGTTTCGTATTCTCTTTTGTTTGTTTCACTCATAAATTAAAGGTTAAATTAAAGTCAAGTTGTTTTAGATTGCCAACATCCTTAAGTGTAAGTCTGTCGGGTTCTAAAATCTTGGATTGTAAAGTAGGCATAGTCATACCTAACTTTTCGGCAACCTCATTCTTCTTAAGATTTAGTCGCCTTCTTTCAGTTTCAAATTCTATTTCAAATTCATTCATATATTACCATTTACCTAAAGGACATTTAGATTTAGGAGAAAGTGCTTTCGCAGTTAAATTGCAACCACAACCAGAGATAAGTTCTCCAGTTAAAACATTAATTCCTTTTTTAGTGGGATTACAAGTGCCAAAATTTCTCATTTCACACTCATCACAAATTAAAAGCCTATGCTTTGACATTTGTTTAATTGCAGGGTCAAGAAGTTTTAACTTATCTTTTGCATAATTACCCCAACCATCTAAAATTTCTTTTAGTTTAAACATAGGGCTAATATATAAAAAATATTTTTAAATTAAAAAATTATTTTAATCAAATTTAAATTTGTCGTAGGTCAAAACATCGTCTTGATTAAATATAATATCTATTAATGTCCCTACATTTGGTAGGTGCATATTTATTCTATATATGTTTTTTTTAACATCAAATTCCATAGAATCAATCATAGCTGCAATATTATCTTGTAAAATATTTTCTCCAAAATTTACCCAAACTTTATTAAAGAAGTAAATAGGAATTTCGTTAGCATCATCCCTATAAAAATCACCTTCATACTTTTTTATAGGCGCTCTATAATCATTTAATATCTCTTGAAGTATTATTTTATCTAAACTATTTGTTAATGTGGATTCTATTCTGTCGGCTCTACCAAAAAAACCATTGATTTGACTTAAATCAAAATCATCAATTTCGTTTGTAAGAAAAGTATTTGGAACTTTATATTCTCCAGTTAAATTATTTACTGGTAAACTGTCAAATATTTCAGTGTTAAAACCATTTGTTTTGGTGTGTGTTATTTTTTTAAAACCTTTAGTTTGCCCTATATAAAAAGCATCTATGAAAGTTTCTGCTAAATTAAAATCAAGAATACCATTAGTGCTTAAAGGAAAAAGTTTTACTTCTAATCTTGCTGAATTTACTCCGTTAAAAGAAATATCATTTAATTTAGTTTTATAGCTATGCCATCTGTTATAACCACTTGTTTGAACTAATTTAAAAAATTTATCATCTGTAAATGTACCCGTACTAAATTTATTGTCTGCAAAATCATACATTAAATCCATTGTACCATTTCCAGTAGTATCAGCACCAATAGAAATAAAAAATCTAGAGCTTACAGTGCTAACAGATTGTGCATCTCTTATGTAATATGAAAAACCTAAATCTAAATCTTTTCCAGACAAAGCAATTGTTGAAGAAGGAATTGTTTTAACTAAATGATTTGTTTTATCATCAGCTGTAAGCGGAAACTTTTGATGCAAACAAAATAATCCACTAACTGGAATAACTCCAGGAACCACTGTATTTGGCTGTAATAATTCAACTTTATTAGGACTAGTTAAGCTACCAAAACTCCAATTAAATGTACTATATCTAAAATTTGGATTATAATTTAATAGTTTTAGTGGATTTATATTGGTTGTTTTAATTGCTTCTTTTAATGGTCTTAAATATTCAATTGCAAGATTTTCATTAATAGGCTTTAAAACAGTTGGACAGCTTATTAAAACATCTTTAATTACATTTGATTTTTGAACACCATCTTTATCAAACACTTTAAATTCAATTAGCTCTGAATTTGTGTCCTTAAGTAAGTCGTATTGTTGTTTTCTTAATGCCATAATACAAATTTACAATATTTGTTTAACAAGTTCGTAATACTTATAACAAGCAAGTTCAGGGTTTATATCTAAATCTTTTGAAGGTTTTCGTTTTCTATATAATCCTTTTTGAAACTCTCTGTTTTCTGCTTTTATGACTCCTGCATTATGATATATTGAATTTGCTTCCCATTGTTTTATTGGGTGACCTGCCCAAGTAAAATTCATTTCTTTAGCAATTCTTGTTGATTTATTTATCTTCCAAAGATTCCAAAGAACCGCCCACATATCAGCACACCAAATTTGCAACGGGTGATAATCTTTATTTTCTTTTTTCTTTTTATTGTTTAATCTAAATATATTATAATAAAGATTTTCAGAGTCTATTTCTACTTTTTCCCAAAATTCCGCATCAATATCTTTTAATAAATATTGAGCGCCACCAGAATTATCTTGATTTTGTTTTAAAACTTCTTTGTCTATATCAACTATTTCACACATTAAATCGAGAATATCTTCTCCTTTTGATAATATATATTCATAACCTATATAACTTTTTGTATTGCTTAAATAATTATAAGGGTCACATCCAGAAATTTTATTTCCAAGTTCTAATGGTTTTGTTAAAACTATATCGCAATCGTGATATAAAAAAGTTCCTCTGTATTTCCACCAATGCTTTTTAAAATGTTTTTTTAAAATATGAGGTCTTATACTTGATACATATTTAATTTCTTTTCTAGTATCAGGATATATATGAAAATTAACTTTAGGATATTTATGTTTTAATTCTAAATAATATTCTATGTCTTTTTTAAAGTCAGAAAATATAATGTCAATTTTTTCTTGCTCTATTCCTACATTAATAAAGCTATGAATCATTACATCTATCTGCCAACAAAAATAAAGCTCACCTGGCTGGGCGCAAATATATCTCATACTATGGACAAGCAGGACAAGTTATTAGTGTTAATATACGACCATTCCAAAAATATGTATTGTTAGCTTCTCTAACATAATTTCCTGGTGATACTATTTCACTACATAAAAAGTCAGTATAAATAACTGTTGATTGTGCTAAACTTAAACCGTTACCATAAACAGTTACAGAACGTCCACCACAACAAGCCTCGACTGCTGTTGTTCCTAAATATACACCAAATGATGCACAAGGAGGTGAAGTAGTTATGGGAGCAGGAGTTGTTGTAGTTCCTAAATATAACTGACAAGAATCACAATCTGCAAAGTTTAAATATTCATCTACATCACCATCACTTCCTGAACCGCCATCTCTATCGCTTGAATAACAAACCACACCATCACTAATTACAGATGGAAAACTATTTATACTGTTTGAAACCTCTAATACAATATCGTCTTGAGTACAATTAGACTGTAGTCCTAAATAAATTCTATAAAATATTGAAGGCGCTGCAGTTGTTGTTGTAGTTGGTGGTGCAACAGTAGTGGTTGGATTTCCAAGACAATCATCGCAACTAATATATGGGTCAACTGTTCCAGGTGTAAGACCTAAATTACCTAACTCAAATTTTGCTGTTGGATAACACCCTAAATTAAAATTATCATTTTGTACATCTGTTGCAACACTTCTAACTTTAAAGAAACAAATACCTGTGCTAATTTGTTTAACAATATTAGGTAATTCATTTTTATTGTTTCCTATTATAACAAAATTGTCATCACCACAACCTTGATATTCGGCAAAGAAAGTCATTGTTGGACAAGTTTCAGGTGGCTCTGTGGTATCAATATTACAAGCTCTTGAAATAGTAGCTGTTGGTGCTGTTGTTAAATCAATAGAACCTTGTATTGTGTAACAAGAATCACTATCTGTGCTAATAACAACACTTTGGCCAGGACTAAATAAAGTTGAAAATTGAACATTTACTCTTTCTCCAGTAGTTTCGTTTTCTGCTATATAAGCATTTGGGTCATCATCTCTTGCCCCACAATCTTGACAATTAGTAACTGCACCTAATGTAGTACCATTAAAATATCTATATTGAACTAAATCTCTTGAGAAATATTGAGCTGAAGCTAAAGTAGTACAGGCTGAATCAGTATAAACTTTTGTTGTGTCAGACAATAAAAAATCCCCGCCATTAATATAAAATGTCTCTACAGAAATATCATTACAACAAACTGCTTCAGCCGTAGAAGCTCTAAATAAAGTAATGCTTTTACAAGTTGTTATTTCTTCTGTTGTTACTTCTTCAGTTGTATCTTCATTTGGACATACAATTGTAATTGTTGGAATTCCAGATGTACTTAAAATTGTAGTTCCTTGTATTATTGTAAAACAAGCAGTTCCTGAATCTGACAATCTAACACCATCACCTGGAGAAAACGTATCATCATAAATAGCTTGTTTTATAGCATTTGTTTCTATATTATATAAATTCCAAACATTATAAGTCTCTTGAGTTATCATTCCTCCAACTTTTTTACCACTAGTATTTACAGCATAAGCATTAATATAATAAGGTGTGCCAGGTGTTAATGTTATTGGAATACTTGACGTGTCAAGAGTAAAAGTAAAAGGAGAACTTTCATTTCCAGAAGTAGTTATTGCATATTTAGTATTGTTTTCATAATTAAAAGAATCTGTGCCAAAATAAAACCCATATTCAGTTACATTAGCATCACCAATGTCAGTAACCTGACCTCTTAAAGTCATTTTATCATCAAATACTTGTGTTGCTAGAGGTGTTAATGTTGCCACTATTGGAGATTCAGGTTCAGGCTGTTCTGTTGTTGTTACATCTTCAGCAGTAAAAGACCTTGATGCACCTATTCCCTCCTCGTTAATATTATTACTTGCAAAAGCTGTTGCATAATATCTTTGATTTTCAGTCAAACCTGTAACAGCAAAAGTAAAAGAATCAGCTGTATCAGTTGAATAATATTTAATATTTTGATTATATATTGAACTTGTTCCAAAATAAAAACCTCTATTTATAATATCAATCCCTCTGTCATCAAGAATTTGACCATTTAAAGTTGCACTTGTGCTTGTTATATTTGTAATTGAATTTGTAGCAACCGATGGAACAGATGCTGCTTGTTCAGAAACAGTTCCTTCAAGTTCATCTAATAAGACATTAGGGTCGTAAACTACTCGTCTATCATAATAATTATGATTTGATATAATATACCAAGAGGCATTTGATTGAAATATTCTTGAATTTGTATTTATTAATATTTCTTTTAAAACTTCTTTTGCATTTCTTCTAACAAAATCTTCTGTTAAACCAAATTCGTGAATATATATATCGTGAAAAATTGTTAAGGATTGTCTAATAACAGTATTGAATATTTTACCTCTTATATTGTTTTGAATATATATGTCAAAATCCAAACCAGTAAGTTTCAATATTTCTTTTATATAATAAAATGCAGAATCATAATTGTTTTGGTCGCCAGAAGCAACTTTAATATTTCCTCCATCCTCTGTTTCTATACCTCCATAAGGCGAATTATAAGAATCAAGAGTTCCTAAATTATCAATTGCAACTAATTTTAAATCATAAGGGCTTGATATTAATTGTTCGATATAATTATCAAATATTAAAAAACCTTCCCAATAAACTTCAAAAACATCACCTTTTGCCCAAAGAGTTTCTGTTTCATTCCAATTTGTATTTGCAACTTCCCATAAAGGAGAATCAAGAGTTATTGTATCATCTTCTTGACCTGCTAATATTCTAACCTTATATTCTCTTTCATCAAAGTTTGAAAACTCGTCATAAGTAATATTGTCTGTAACTTTTAAGTTTATGTCACAAGATGAACCTATAATTGGGTTGTAAAAATCATCTTGGTTTTCATATCTTATAATAGCTGGACTTCCTGTTCCTATAATAGGTAAAATGTCTCCTTCATAATCCTTTTTTAAAATCTCTAAAGTTCTTTTATGACCTCTGTTATCTGAAAACTTCAGTTCATATTTTACCCCGTATGTTGCCATTATAAAATTCTGTTTCTACTTTTTTCTGCTCTTTGAAGTGCTACAACTAAATCTTGACCTCTTAACACAAACTCTCCGCTTACATTTTGTGAACCACCACCAATCATTGCTTTTAACTTATTTAGAGGCGCAACCACCTCTGGATTACTTCTAACTCCTGAATATTCTCCCATCATTGCAACAGTTGGACCTGTAATAATACCCCCATTAGCCAAAGCAACACCACTAAAAGCAGCAAATAATCCTTGAAAACTTGTTAATGTTCCTGCTATGCTTCCAATTCCAAAAACTCCACCAAGTAAAGTTGATAAAATAAATGCTGCTGCAGCAGCAGCAACTAATCTTGCAATTAAACCAACTAATAAAGTACCAATTCTTTTTATAGGATTTTCTCCTTGTGCTATTGCGGCAAAACCATCAGTTAAAGCTTGACCTACTTGAGGTAATATTTGTGAAGCAAAGGATTCTAAACCACTTATTGCAGGTTCTAAATTGTTTTTAAGTTTAATGCCTAATTCAACACCTTTTGAAGTAATTTCGTTAACTGTTGAAACAACTTTTCTACCAGCAGTTACAACATTATTTAGTCCTTCTTCAAAACTTGTTGTTATTTTTGGAATATCTTCTCCTAAATCTTCTACAACATCTTCAACTTCTGATAAATTGTTAGCCATTGATTTAGCAGTATTAGCTGCAAAAGCAAATGGACTTCCTAAAGATTTTACAAGATTTTTTAAAGTTTCAAAAAATGACAAGCTAGTTTTGTCTGCTATTTTTTGTATAGCAATACTCATTGCAGTTAAAGCTGCTGTAATAGCTAAAACAATAGGATTTATTCTTAATAATACACCACTAATTAATCTTAAACCCTTTAAAAAAGGAGGCAATACAGTTCCGACTAAATATGTAATAACGCCAGTTAATCCGGCACCTATACCTAAATTAATAATAAGTTCTTTTGTATCATCAGATAATTCTCTAAATCTTTTTAAAACTGTATTAAGTTTTGTTACAACTTTCGTAAATGTAGGCAGTAATATTTGCCCTAATTCAGCGCTTACTTCTTTTATGCTTTCTTGAAATATTCTCATTTGGTTAGCAGCACCTCCTGAAGTTCTTGCAAAATCACCTTGAGCATTTTTTGTTCTATCCATAACAAAAGCTAATCTCAAATTGATTTTTTCGGCTTCTGTCATTTCTGACACTTGTTTATTTATTCCTTGTGTTAAAGCAAAAGATTCTAAATTAGCTTGTGTCATAACAATACCTAATCTTTTTAAAGATTCTGTTTCTCCATTAAAAACTGAAACTAAAGCTGTTTGAGCAACATCAATTCGAATATTTTTAAATGATGCCAAATCACCTGCAAGTCCAGCAAGTTCAGTTGACATATCTGCAGCTGCTTCTTGAGATATACCCATACCTGTTGCCATATCTCCAAACAAAGCAGTCATCTCAAGGGCAGAACCTTCAGCAATACCAAATTCTCTTAAAGTAGTTTTAGCAAATTCTTTAACTTTTTCAGAACTATTGCCAAAAGAAACATCTACTTTGTTTAAACTTTCTTCCATATCGGAAGCTAATTTTATAGCAGCACCTCCTGCCAATGCAAGTGGTAAAGTTACTCTTGTAGTAAGAGTTCTGCCTATATTTTTAAGTTTACCACTGAATGTTTTTAACCTACCTTCTGCTCTACCAAGTGATTGATTTAATGAGGAAGCATCTCCAATTATATCGACTCGAAGTTTTTGATTATCTGCCATAGTACAAAAATACTAAAAATTACCCTACTCGTCTTTTTTTATATTATTGACTTTTTTAAGGAATTTTTCATATTGTTCTTTTGTAGATTTAGATTTCTTGACTCTATTATCTTGAGGCAAAGGGAACAAGTTCTCTGGCTTTATCATTTGTTGTTTTTTACTGCAATTAACATTATGTATCATTGTAGCAAGAAACCTTGTTTGCTCCCATTCTAAATTCATTTTGATAGAGTGCGCTTCAGAAAGAAGTATATTTTCTTTCCAAGTGTTGCTCCAAAAATTATCAGGGATAATACCAATTTGTCCTATATAAAAATCTGTTAAATCTTCCCAGGAAAGTTTATCTACTTTTTTTTTGTGTCATCTCCTTTTCTTGACAAACCAACATTTAGTTCATTACCAAGAATTTTTGACTCCATCATAGATGCAATAATTTTTTCTAAATCTTCTGGCGTAATATCCTCTAACCAACTTCCAACAGAATATTCATTGTAATCAATTTCATTGCCATTTTCTTGGTCATACGCCAAAAGTCCAGAATATATAAGAGTACGAATTGCTTTTAATGAAACTCCTTTCTCGAACACAACGGCAATCTCCTCCAAAGATATATCTAATATCTCTGTAAAGTTTGCCCAAAAGTTCATTGAAAAATGAAGTACTCTTTCTTTACCTCCAACATTAAGAGTGTAATAACCTCTTTTTTTATTCATTTATTATGAATTAACTGTAGCTGTAATTGTTCCAGTTACTTGAATAGTCCCACTGTAACTGACCGCAGATTCCATTTCGCCAGAAACTTCTAATCCTGTAAGAAATCCCTCGCCTGTATAAACTGTATCGCCTGTTGTTTGTGTCCCGTAGCTAAAATCCACCTTTGTACGACCTAATAAAAATCCAGCTAATTCAGTAGCTCCATTTGAGTCTGTATAATCTACAAGACCATCAAAAGAAATTTCACCTGAAATTAATCCCGCAAT